GATAAAGGCAAATGATGCCGATAAACCCACACGCTAAGCCTAACCAAAACATAGTTTTCCTTTCCGTTCAAAGTAGGTGCGCACATACTACACGCGATTGAACAGGGCAACCCGCTAGACTCGCTGAACTTCAATCTGAAAAGGTTTGGCAGTGTTGATGTCATATTTGGCGGCAATCGTAAGTGCCTTGAGGATTTCAGCCTTGCCGACATTTGGCACCGCCCCCGCCAATGCGCCAAGCGCGTAGGCACTGCCTGAGCCAACCCCATACAGGCCATCTTCAGATTGGGTCACACTCAAGTCATCGCCAATTTCAAATACATTGCCAGCAAAGGCCAACAAGTATGAGTAACTGATTCCTTCTTTGGTGTAATCAAATCCCTGCAACTTAAACGCTGCAATGATGCTTGGGATGATCTTTCTGCCCATAAAAGTAACTGGATTGGTGCCATCAAAGGCGGGCGGTGTCCAGTTGTAGGTGAGAATATCCCCTGGCCTGCAATCACCACTAACTGCCAGCAAATACTTTTTCAGCTTCACGATCTTGGGCGTGCTGGGTGAGATTATGCGCTTATCCCCATCTGTCACCTGAGAGTCGGCCCCTAGAATGGCAAAATCAGGCCCCTGAAAGGCGATTAGCGTGGTCATAGCCCCAAGTGTAGGGCAAGGCGTGGAAAGGCGTGGGAACCCTAGCAATTCCCCAATTTCTTTGAGTTCCCACGCCTAGAGCCGACCCTAACACGCCCAAAAGCCGTTATCAAATTGTTATGTGTCTTGGGGTCAAATGTTGCCCATTTGTATATACAGGTGCTACCTTTATCTCATTGGGGGAACGGCTCCCAATGGAACGGAGTTCAAAAAATGTCAAAGCCATCTGTAAAAATGTATCCATACGCATCTTTTTGCGATGATTCAAATTGTTGCGATTTTATGGGCAAGATTTGTACTGAATGTGGAGAACACATAAAGATTAAATCTAAAAAAGATAATTCAGTTACAAAGCATTATGACTTAAATCATTCTGAAGTTATTACAGAATGGGTAGGTGCATAATGACTACAAGAGAACAAGCACTAGAACTATTTGATGCAGGAATTCCAAATGAGATTGAAGATTCATTTTACAAGTCAATGTTGAATGGACATCGCTGGGGATGGCATCAAACACCATTTCTATTGTGTCCAGCCTGTGACAGAAAGGCAGGTAACTAACATGAACAATCGTTTATGGGTCAATGATGATGGAACAGTTACTTGTGACAATCACGCAGGTATGTATTTGCGATCAGCTTTTCAAGCAAAACCAAAAGCAATCAAACACAAAACACCACTTGGAACTTGGTGCGCGTATTACACAAATCTTTTAGGTGGCGAAAACTTAGTTTGTGAAACCTGCGTTCCGTGGAATTCACCCGATCATCCTTACAACAAGTTGAAGGCAGGTGCATAATGTTTAGCACCAATTACACCTGCAAGTGCAATGCCTGCAAAGAAACATTTGAATCAGTTATGAAAGTCAATTTATGTCTGCCTTGCTTTGAGGCATACTTAGCGAATTTGGAGAATAACTAAAATGGGTGCTATGAAATCTTTGTTAGCAGATGCAACAACCAATATGTATCACATCAGCGTTGATCTTAATGAAGCCTCTTTGTGTGGCAACCCTGACGAAATGAAGCAAGCACTTCGCAGGGCAATTGTTAATTCTGCACTTGCCATTGCATACCTTGAAGAATTGGAGCGTTAAGATGATTACAAAGCGTGGCAAGCGAGTACGAGCAGTTGCAATTGCAGTTGGCATCATTTTGGTTTGGCAAGTTGCCAGCAACCTTTGGTGGGTTGGCATTGATGCACCCAGCGCTGAGTTTCTTGGCTGGTGTTGGGGTTCAATGAGTGAGTGCGTGGTTCTATGACCCCACTTAGATCAATTCGAGTTGATTCCGATTTGTGGCATTTGGCATTAGAAAAAGCGCGAAATGAAGGCACCACTGCAACTGCAATCATTATCAATGCGTTGCGTGATTATGTGAACAAACTGTAATTAAAAGCACGAAACCGCCACTTGCAGGAACGGCTGCAGGTGGCGGTTTCGTTATGGGGGCGATTTCGCGCCTAAGAGTTAATCTATATGTGTTGCAAGTTCAGCACAAATTGCAGCATAAGCCGCCAAATCAATCGCTGAATCTAAGTGTGTTGGCATTGCAGAAAGGCGTGCAAGTTTCATTGCTGCCATACATAAAGCTGCAACTTCGGGCGGAACTGCATCCCCTGGTTGCGCCGTTTCAACATATCGTTCTAAAACAATGCCAAGTAAAACGCCAATGCGCTTATGGTTAATGCGTGGTTCATCGTAGGAAACATTGCGATCACCGTATGTAAGGCGTTTGGCTTCATCTAATACTTCGCCTCTATCCATTTGCATCCCCCATTTCATACCAGCCATCGCCCCAAAGGGTCAAAAGTCGCTGAAAGTAAGCCTCGTATTGAAGGCCGATAGTATCAAGGTTATACAAGGAAACTGCACGATTTCGGATTTTGGCGCGATCTAGGTATTTGACCCCTTCGGCTGCCTGCATAAATTCAGCCAAAGTACGGCACCTGAAGCCTGAAATCCCATCGGGATTGTTCTCTGTAAATGCACCCCAATCAGTTGTGATTGTAGGCGTGCCACAAGCCTGCGATTCAATTACTACATTTCCAAAAGGTTCTACATACAGTGTTGGTGCAAAGGTGGCTATTGCTCCACCCATCAATTCAGCTCGTTGTTCAGGTCCAACTGAACCAACAAACTCGCCGTACCCGCTTTGCTCACCAGGCCCTGCCAAGATAAGCCGTTTGCCTAAACGCTGGCACACCTCTTGGGCAATTCTGTAACCTTTGCGATCAATCAACCGACCAATGAACAGGTAATAGTCACCTTGCCCATCGCCTAATGGAAACATTTCAGGTTCTAAATACCCTGGAATGACTGCATCGTAAAACTGGCCATCTGCCGTTGTTGGGTTTTTCCACCCTGCATAAATTGAGTGCATCCAGGCATAGGACTCAAACACCCGATACTTGGCAAACACACCGCCGTAGCCAACGCCAAACTCCACGCTCAAGTGCGCAGGAAAGGCATCGGCAATTGGCTTTTGTGCGCTGCCACCGATCAAGCAAATAAAATCTTCTTTTTCAATGCGATCTGCAATTTCAGCAATGGCCTTTGCATTGAACTTATCCCAAAGCCACCCGTTAAACGGGAACTGGGTGTAATGAGCTACACCTGCAAGTGCTGCCTCTTGTTGCTTCTTTGAAACGCAGGTAATCAGTTCAGTAACAGGTGCCTCGACCTCATCGCCAGCATAAAGATAAACTTCGTGGCCTAAGTCATTCATCATTATACAAAAGCGCCTGACCTTTTCAGTAAAAGCGCACCCTGCGAACTCTTTTGTTACCTGTGTGTGTGGCAGTGCCACAATATGAAAACGCAATTGTTCTCCCCCGAATTCGTTGCTTAGTTAAGAAGTAGTTTGGCTTCGTCTGCAGTAATGCCTAACTTGGCAAGAAGTTCAGCCTTTTGTGCAGCCTTTGCAGCATTTTCTGCCTCTAAAGCTACACGATCTGCCTCAAACTTAGCCGCATCTGCCTCACGCTGAGCTAGTTCTTCAGTTGTCAACGGGCGCTCAATTACCTCGCCTGTAGCGCAGTTAACTTCGATTGCGTTTGTCATTTTTCTCCTTAGTCTTTCTTGATGCCGTAAAGGGTTGCTGTTGAATACTGGGCAAAGTTGCCATAATCAGGTGCCAGTTTTACTGAAGTAATTGCTGCGGAATTGCTCCACAATCCAGCAAATAATCTTATTTGAATTCCACCAGTAGCATTATTTTCTCTAATAGCATCTGATGAAACAGATTTGTTATTTGATCCAGCGTAGTTAGGAATATATACTTCACAATTAGAAAATGTGCTAGCAGTATTTGAATTAGAGTTTTGAGTTCCAGCCCAGTTAAAGAAACCGCTACCAGATGTTGCTGCAGATGCAGCAGATGTACCATTGTCCGAATAGATCATTCTTTCAGAATAACCACTTGTAGAGTTATTAAAAGAAAGACGAGCATCAGATGGGTTTGATCCGCCTGAATCGCTGGCAGTCGAACGCAAACTAAACTTAACTACTAAGTCCGTGTAAGTTGCAGGGATAGAAGTGAAGTCAATGTTTGCAGCCCCACCCGATCCAACAGTTACGGATGCAATCTTAGTAAATGTATTAGGCACTTTTCACCC